TACATCCGATATTGTTCTTGCTGTTCCCCAAGTTGAGTCACCCCATAAATAAGTACCCCAACCATAACCAGGAGTTTGAAACGCGGGACCAACTGCTACGTATGGATTAACAGATACGGATCCTTGTGCTGACATTCCTGAACCTGTTTCATTTGATGCCATAGTAACTGTAAATAAATTTGCATTTGGTACTGTAATGACTTCATAAGCAATGTCATCAAAATCAGCTGTTGTATATCCTGTCTCTCCTCCACCAGGTAATGTAGTTGAACTAAATGTAAAATAGTCTCCAACTTCTAATCCGTGTGATGTTTTGTTAACCGTTACTGTTGCTGAACCTGTTGTTGATGAAAATGTACAAGATGTAATGGCTGTATCTAATGGTGTAATGTCATAAAAAGCATCACCATAAAATAAAAATAATCCTTTGTGTGTTCCAATGGCTGCGTACTTCTCGCCACTAATTGCTGCCCACGTATGCTGGGCTCGCGCGGCTCCAGGTAATGTTTTATTAGCTACAGTTAACTGTGTCCAACCACCTATTTTTTCAGGTAAGCCATATCTGAAACGAACAAAATCACCATCGATCCATTCGCCTTCTGCTCCTGATGCTGTAGTTTGTTTATTGAATCCTGGTTTGAAACCTAGTTTTTTTAAAGCCATAATAAACCATTATACTATTTTTTGGCCAAAAATATAGTCCATTCTAGCTTAGATATCAAACTATTTTAATCTTTAATCCCAATATTAAAAGCAATTGATATTCTTTCTTCGGTCTTATTCATATTAGGTTCTACCGAATGTTCTAGCCAAGAAGGAAATATTAGTAGTTGTTCTTCAATTGGATTAATTTTCCATCTTGTTGAAGTTACCGTATTAAAATTAGTTATGTATTTTTGTTGCCAATAAAAAGGTGCAACACTTGCATTTGGGTTTTTAAAAGAAATGACCCCAGAATTTTTTGGAACTTTTAAATAATAAACTCCTGAAAAAAAAGAATCAGGATGTGTATGTTCAGTATTGGAATCTTTATAACTATTGATATTTAACCAAAAATTTTTTAATTTTAATACTGGTTTTATTCCTATGTGTGTTGCTATTAAATTTGATTGTGTCTCTATATGTTTTATAAGATAAGAAAAATCTTTATCTTTGCAATCTAAATCATTGGATTGATAACCGCCAACATTGGAATATGCTCTACCTTTTTGTTTTCTTATTTTTTTAATTTTATTATTAAATTGTTTTTTATTATCTAATGTTAAAGTAGAGTTAAAGATAAAAATTTTAAAAGCAGTTATTAAAAATTTTTCCATTATTTTTTATCAAAATCAAAGACCACTGAATATCTAGTATCATCTATGTTTTTATATAAATGTTTTGGCACATTACTTACTGAATGCTCTATGTTTCCTTTAAATATTAATAAAGAATTTTCTGTAGCTGGAAATATTATTTTTTCCTTAGTTAAAAAAGTTCCATAATGAGGGTAAGTACTTTTTAAATAATAGACACAAGTAATAAATGTAGTATGTGTATGATTATCATAATCATTTAATGGAGTGGATATGTTTGCCCAACAGTTTCGTAAATTTAAAGAAGCTTTGGTAAATTTTTCTGCTGATTTTTTTATTTTATTATAAATAAAAGACCAATGTTTTTTATGTTTGTTTAGTAAATAAAGGTCTGTATAAGTTTGATATTTAGGTATTCTAATATTTAATTTTTTTTGTTTTTCATCAGGCTCGGCAACTCTTCCACTTGCTATTTCAAAATCAATGTCTTGTTTTATATTTTCAATTTGATACTTTGAACATAAATCATATTCTCTATAATAAAAATTATTGTCAATTTTATTTAACATTGGTTTAGATAAATATCATTATAATCCAATTCAGAACCTATTTTTTCCTTAATAAAAAAACTAGCTCCAACAATTATTCTTTCATCCGTTTCACAAATTGATGTTTTATGTTTTAATTGACCTGGAAATATTACAACATCACCTGACTTAACGTCTAAAGTCCAAGAATGAGAATTAAAATAGTTATATTTTTTTACACTATATTGAAAGAAAAAAGCTTCCTGTATTTTTGATTTGTCTAAATAAAATATTAAATTGGATTTTTCAGCTTTTGCATAATAAACAGCACTAAAGATATGATTTGGATGATAGTGACTTTTGTGAAAATTTCCTTTTTTTTGTAAAGTAGACCAACTATTACAAATATAAAATTTATTGTTTATTTCTAAAACATTATTTAAATAATCATTAAAGTTATTTAAAAGTATTTTTTTAATGTTCTTAAGTTGTTTGTGTTTTAATATATGACTTTCTTTTGAAAGTTTAGGGTTTGTTTTTGAATCTGATTTAATAAATTTTGTTTTTCTTAAAAAAATTAATTCTTTTTCTTTAGGCAGTTCATTGTTCTGAACAAAAAATATTGGATGGCCACCAAACAAGAAAATATTTTTTTTCATATTTTATTTTATATTTTTTCTAGCAAAACCTGGTAAACCTAATATTTCCCTACGATCATATTTATTTAACTCAGCTTCTTTAGTTTTTCTATTATAATGCAAAAAAACTTGACCACAATTTTGTCCAGTAAATGGTTCTCTCCAATGTTCTAAATCACAACCTTTATAAATTAACATATCACCAGGTTTTAGATCAACTTTGATTCCTGCCGTATCTGTTTTTCCAGAAGGTTCAAGAAAAATTGGCCAAGGATCTCCTCCTAAATTTAATGTAGTAGATATTTCACAACTAAACCTATCTTTATGTCTTTTTAAAATATCCCCATTTTTATAAATTCTTGCATATGAATACGTAGGAACTAATTTTAAACTTGTTTCTTTTTGCATTCTTGGAACTAAAGCATCTAGTAAAGTTTCCATAACAATATCTGCATAATGAGAATATGTATTAGGAACTTGATCATCATTCCAAACTCCAAACATAGTTTCATAAGGATTTATTAATTTATTTTCAAATAAATATTGAGCAACCCTTCTTTTATTTAAAAAATAAGTGTAACAAAAATCAGCTAAATCAGGTGATATAGCTCTATCAATGACCTTAAATTTATTTTTTTTAAATGACATTATATTATTTTTTATTATCTGTTCTTTTTTCTCCATATTTTGATAAAACATCATTTATTGGAATTGCTCTACAATTAAAATGAATGAATCTAAAAGGTTCATATCCATCATCTACTCTAAATTGATGAGGCAAGTAAGAGTTAAATAATATTATAGTTCCTGGTCGTGCTGTATAATATACTTGATTACTAGCTAAAGTTATTTTAGATTTATCTTTCTGAGGCAATCCATTCATTAAAGCTCCTGGTCTTGGATCATCAAAAATAGGCAATGAAGTTTTATCGCTACATTTTAAAAAATAAAAACCAGATATGTGTCCATTATAATGAGTATGTAAAGTATGATGACCACCGCCTGCTTTAGCAAATTCTTGAACCCAAAGTTCTTCCATAAAAATTTTATAGTTCTTTAAATCAAATCCTTGTTCATCTAGCAAATTCCAAGTTGTTGCCGTAACCCAGTCTTGAAGCACATTAAATCCAGGCATATCAATTAAACTTGTTGAATGATGGACTAATCCGTGATCTTTTTTATCTCCTCCCCAAGCCTTGTTTCTTTCTTTTATAAAATTTTCATTATTTTTTTTAGCTATTTTAATATAAGGGTCAGTTGCTTTTATTAATGGTTTAACCCATTCAGGTTTATCCATCCAATAAATAGGAGATGCAAAATAAATGTGAGTATCTAATAAATCTTTTTTCTGTTCTTCTTTTTTTATTTTTTCCATAAATCTTATCTAAATGGATATCCTTTATTCCAAACAACTAAAGAATATCTTTTTCCCTTTTTTATTGGCTTAACTCTGTGTCTAACAAATGAAGGAAAAACAACTAAAGAACCTTGTTCTCTAATTTCTTTACAAAGAATTGTTTTTGGTTTTTCATTTGCATTTTCATTAGGAAATGCAAACTCTAGTTCACCTCCTTTATAATTTGAGGAAGGAGAAAGAGAAAGAGTTACAGATAATTTTCTAACTTTTTCTTGTGTTGCATAAACATCTTTTTGAACATAAGAGTCAACGTGCCAATCATAAAATTGATCTTTATTATATATAGTAAACTGACAATCCTCTGAAAAATCAATATCAAAATTCCAACCTGCGTGTCTATTGGCTTCGTGAACAAAAGGCATAATTTGATTATATAACCAAGGTTCTTTTAACCAAACAATGTTTGAATTTCTAATTTTTTGTAGATTTAAAACATATTTTTTAGATTTTAAATTTGCTTTTTCAACATCTCCTATAATACCTACTTTAGAATCTTTTGTTAAAGCATACTTAACTATGTCATTACAGATATGTTTAGGAATAACTTCTTTAAAATAATAATAATAATTTCTATATAACATTTTATCTTTATTTTTTTAAATTAATACACCAATCTAAATTAATAAGCAAGTCTTCTAAATGTACCTTAGATAATTTATGTTTTTTAACATATTTATTAAATTCTATAATATCTATTATGTGCCAATTTTTATTAGT